AACACAGAAGCATTTATGAGAACAGGTAACCAACCTGTACGTTACGAAGTAACAAACGAAGGTCCAAACGGTAGATTAGAATTAGATATGACTACGGTACAAACAACGGTGCCACTAGTTGATGCATCATTCTTCCCTGACAACGGTGGAACTTTGTTTATTGACAACGAAATTATAACTTACACTGGTAAAACAGGAGACACTCTAACTGGTTGTACTAGAGCGGCTACATTAACAAACTTTAACGCAGGATCTACAAGAAACTATACTGGTGGATCAGCAACACAACACTTTAGAAACACAGGAGTTGTGTTAATATCTAACACAGCATCACCGATCATATCACACTGGGGATCAGCATATCTAACAGATGGTAACTTCGACGAAGATAGAGGATATCTATTCAGTTACGCTTCCACAGGATTAAGTCTTACAACTACAAAACAAACAGTGTTCCTATTAAGACTAGCACCGTCAGTATCTAACGCATTGACAGGTGACTTAGGAGATAGGGATCTACTTAACAGAGCCCAGTTGCTACTAGACGGTGTTGAGATCACAACAGACGTTCCGGCGGCGGGTGTTAACGGACAGTTGGTTGTACAGGGTGTATTGAATCCACAAAACTATCCAATTGATCCAGCAGATATAGGTTGGGGTGACTTGAAAGGTCCAGCACAAGGTGGACAGCCAAGTTTCGCTCAGATTGCGGCAGGTGGTTCGGTTAACTGGAACGGTGGTGCATCACAAACTACTCAAACAGCGGACACTATTGCACAGATGACTGCAACAGCAAACCACTGGTTCAACTTAGGTGGTAACAGAAACTATGCATACTTCCTTGAAGCACAATGGGAAGGTAAAGGTTTAAGAGTAGGTATGTCTGTAACATCTGGTCAGTTCCCATCAGGAACAGTGGTAACACAGATTATCGATTACAATTCATACTATTTCGTAAGATTTAGTAATAGACACACAGGTATAAGTTCAAACCAAGCAGTTGACTTTGCACTAGGTGGTGATCTAACTGGTACAAACTTCTTGTACATGGATCAAACGACATGGGAGGCTTCTAACGCAGTTAGCGGTACAGAAGTTGACACAGGTTACGCTAGTTTCCCACCAGGTACAACGGTTGCATCAGTTGACCCATTAGATACTTTTGGTGCATCTAACTTCTACAGAGTAACGTTCACACAGACTTCGACAGGTACAATTACAGCAGGAAGTTCGGTGACGTTTGTATTTGGTCAACCACCATATGCACAACCGGGTGAAACTATATTTTCATTTATTGCGGTGCCAGGTGAAAGAGCGACATTGAATCTAGCGGCGATCAAAGCCTTAACTAACACTACACTAGGTGGACGTGGTACGTTCCCTAATGGTCCAGACGTGTTAGCAATCAACGTATTTAGAACAGCAGGTACGGGTGCTGTTGCAGGAACAGTTACACTGCGTTGGTCAGAAGCACAGGCTTAATTATTTTTCTTCAGTAGTAGCGGGACTAGTTTGGTTATCGCCTTTAATTATGCGATAGTTGTCATTTGGATCATCAGCAGTACTAACTTCAGTAATACTTCCGTTATCAGTAAGACATTGTACTTGGTGTGGCAAAAAAGGAATATTACGCCACGTATCACCTTCATTTAATTCTTTTGTGTAAAGTGTTGCGTCCTTGGTATCTATCCAACTTAATAAAAATTTGCCAGCATTGACAAACCAAGATTCATCTTTTTTTGCGTGATAGTGCATAGAAAACTTTGCACCTTTTCTATTGAAAACCATTATTTTTCCACAATATAAATCATTGGAAGCAAAAATTAATTCGTATCCCCAACCTTTGTCTACTTTACCTTCTTTATTAATTGGCATTTAAGAACTCCTCCACTGTTTTAAATTTGTGTTCTATGTTTTTATTTAATTCTGTTAAATCTGCACTGGTGTAGGTCTGGTATTGACCTTGTAGTTTTGCAGGCATAGGTATGATTTCTATTTCTGCGTTGTATTTTTTGGCTACTAATTCAGCAACTTTTTGAAAAGATATTGGTGCACCTGTGCCAACATTAAAAATTCCTGAAACATCTTTGTTCATCATCTTACTATGCACCTCACATACGTCATCCACACAAACAAAATCACGCAAATATTGATCGCTGTTTTCAAACAATTTTATCTTGCCAGTCTTAGCCTGATTTGCAAATTTTGTTACAGGTGATGCTTGGTCTCCTTTGCTTTCTTCATTGTTACCATACACATTAAAATATCTATAACCCTGTACAAGCACTTTAAATTCTCCCATTATTGAATTGACAAATCTGTCAAATAGATATTTGCTCCAAGCATATGCATTGAGAGGATACACATCACCGTCTTCTTTGAAGTTGCCTGTGTTACCGTACACACTTGCCGAACTGGCATACTGGAAATTTGTTCCCATTGTATCACACATTTCTAAAAGTTTCATACTGTATTCTAAATTTGTTTTCAAAATTTTGTCAACATTTCTTTCTGTTGTGCTTGTAATTGCACCAAGGTGGATTACCCAATCATACAATGACGGATCTGGAAAATGATTTGGATTTTCCCATCTAAAGCCTATAACTTCATGACCTTCTTTAGCCAATTGCATTCCTAAATGATTGCCTATAAATCCTTTATATCCTGTTAAACAAATTTTCATTACCAAACGTTCTCCCATAATTTAATAATTTTATCTGCGCCTTCTGGTCTTATACCTTTTGTAAGTTCGTCATGATGATTCGGCATATAATTCATGTTTATATTAATCCTACTTCTTTTATCTGTGCAAGTAGTTCCTGTGTGTTCCATATAACTAGGAAACACCACCATAGAATTTTCAACACTAGGCACTTTTATTCCGTCTCTAAATTCTGTATAACCATCAGTTGAGTTCACATAATATATCGCAGTGTAACTTAACACAACTCTAGTATCTGCATGGAATCCATGTTTAATAATTTTTTCAGTTCTTGGAATATTATTTGCTTTTACTCTCACAAATGTATTCGCTTTTAGCACGTTGAATATCGGATATAACAATTCCCAATTACTCCATTCTGTTGCAACATCTGAAACTCCGTGAAAATTATGTACAAATTGTAACTGATCTTTATCCTCAGTCATTTTTTGTGCATCTTCTACAACGTGTTCTGTGTAATACCAAGGAAAATGATCACTTAACATTTTATCTTGTATCCGTTGTAATTCTTCTTTAGTAATTACGTTTGTACAAATTAATTTACCGTTTTCAATTCTTGTTTCCATTGACCTTATCCACTATGTTTGTTGTTGAAAATCCTTTTACTGTTGGAAAAATTCTTACTTCCGCAAGATCATTTCCGACCACTGTGTCAAATGTATAATCACCACCTTTTACAATTATGTTTGGCTCATACTTTTTAATTGCTTCTATTGGTGTATCTTCGTTAAACACAACAACTTTATCCACCCAAGGTAATTGCAGTAATTGTTGTTCACGTACAAATGAATTATTGAATGGTCTGTTTTCTCCCTTTAATCTTTTTACACTTTCATCGGAGTTTATGCCCACAATTAATTGATCTCCTTGTTGTTTCGCAAATTTTAATAATTTAAAGTGTCCTTCATGTAATATATCAAATACTCCATTGGTCCATACCACTGTGTCTTCAACATCTGATCTATCAATTATTGATACTCCTCTTTTTTGTACAATTTTTTCTGCACCTTTTACCGCAAGTTCGCAACAATTAATCATTTTAATATTTTGAAAGTAGTGTGCAATAATGGCTAAAACAGAATCACCCGCTCCACTTACATCTGCAACTTCAACAGTCTTACTTTTTATATGATCATAAGAGTCTTTAGTAACAACGTGTATTCCGTTGGCTCCATCTGTAACAATAAGCCAAGTCCATTCGTTGTCTGCACATCTCTTTTTAGCAATTTCAACGTCAAAATTTCCAAACCATGCTTCATATTCTTTCATATTTGGTTTAACTAAAAATGCTCCTATGTACTTGCTGAATCCTTGTTTTGGATCCACATAAACATTTTTGCATTTTTCTAAAATTTTCATCACAGTGTCCTTTTTGATTACTCCTTTATTGTAATCACTAACAATCACTGTGTCGTCTTCTTGCAAATCTTTTAATAACAATTCTAATGGTGAATCAGACGTATATTTTTCTTCTTTGTCTACCCTAATAAGATGTTGTCCATTTTGTCCTATGATTCTAGTTTTGGTAGTGGTCATTATACCATCTTGGCACAGATGCGACTTTACTCCATTTTGCAGTAAAATTTCTTGGATTTTGTGTCCGGGTATGTCGTTGCCCACGGAACCATAAAGCCACGTGTCTGTGCCCAAGTTTGATAGGTTTAACGCTAGGTTTCCAGCGCCTCCAACGTTGAAGTCTTTGTTTGTTTCTTTAACTACAAGCACCGGTGCTTCTGGACTGACTTTTTGGCAGTCACCCTGCGTCCACATATCAAGCATAACGTCACCGATGATTTTAATCATTACATTAATTTCAGCATTTTGAACACAGTGTCTAGTTTGACCTGGTTCATTTTGTTTTGTAGAGTCTTACGTAAACCTTGGTGCAATGGCTTGGGCCAATTGCCAAAACTTACCCATGCATATCCATCGTGTTCTGTATTCAATTTTGGAATAAATTCTTTTTCTACGACACATAGGAAAGTATGGTATAAAAAGTTTTCGTCGTTGCTTATGAAAGTTTCCATAGGTATTTTCTTTTTGATATCCACTTCACCTATTTCTTCTTTGATCTCACGGTTTAGACCTTCCCATAAATTTTCATTTACAGTGGTACCGCCAACTAATCCCCACACATGATTTTGTTTACTTTGCACTCTATGAAGTAATAAAAACCTTTGGGTATCCAAAGTATAGAAGAGTGCACCGCACCCGATAATTTTACTGCTCATGTAAATAATTATGTGATTAGGATATCTTCCAGGTTCCTTTACGATATTCGCCTTCGAAACTTAAGATCCATTCACTACCATTCCACTTGTATTGGATACCAGTTTTTAAATTGGTAATGTATGTTGGAATAAATGTACTGTCACCTGGATCAGGATTTGAACTTGCGTCAAAAATTATTTGCCAATTTGTGCCATTCCATTCAACTATGTCATTGGCACTTGCAACTAAATCAATATTACTGTCACCTTTCCAAGCATCTGCACCATCGACGTTTTGTGTACTACCAATATCTTTCAATAATAGGACACGTTTTCCATTTTGTTTTATCGCACTTGGGTTGAAAGTTGTCGGATCTACTATAAAGTCTACACTACCTCTAGTATCTTGAGGACCAACAATGACTGTGTCTGTTGGAATAGTATCCATATCCCATGTAACCAATATTTGCATTGGATTAGATTCGTTTAATGCAATGGTACCAACCACTGGCACATCTATACCTTCTCTGTTCAATTGTATTTTGCTTAAACCTGCTTTGTAATTTGGAATAACATCAAGGTATCCATTCCATGCAAGTCCACCTATGACACCTTTGTCAATTATAGATACTGTTTGTCCAAGTACGTAAATGTCGAACTGTGTTCCTGTTGTGCCTTGTACACTTGAAGTATCTTTACGTGCCGCAACACTAGTATCAATACTGCCATCAGCAGATGTTTTAATTGAAGCCTTGATACTTTTCTCATAGTCGTCTTGGTAAGCCATTAGTTCAGGCATCGACTGACTTAGGTCAATGTTACCTGTTTTTTCATTGAATATACTAGTAATAATGTGTGTAATAACTCCTAATTTTTTAACCTTGGTTGGAGGACTAATAAAGATTGGCATACTGAAACTTAATGTTGCAACATCTATTTCGCTTTCAGTTCCTAAAGGTATTGTTCTGCTTGAAAAGTTTATATTATCTAATTCAACAACACTTAAACTTGTCCAATCAACGTAATTGTCTGTGGTTTGGATTTCTAAACTTGGATTGAAAAGCATACAAATTTGTTCTAATATTTGTAATTTTTGTTCTGTGTTGCTGGACCATATATCACAATTCACTGTTAAAGTGTAAGGTGTTGGCATCAGTCTTTCCACAGTAACATTTTTTCCTTGTGTGTTTAGATATTCTTTATTTGTGCTGTCATATGCACGTTCTCTAACATGAATTTTACTGATAAAACTTGCATCAGCCAACCTAGTTCTATCCATTGTTAAATTTGTTACATAAACACCCATTCTAGGCACACTAGGTAATTTGTTTTCTGAATTATCTCTAATTATGTGAGCAACCTGTCTACTGATGTCACCATACATCACTGGTATTGTACGTAATGCACCATCTCCATCTTTGTAAGAGAAGTTACTCATAAGTCTTATGACCTGAGTAATGTATCTTCTAATCTGTCCATCGTAAAAATGTTGCATTATTTTTTACCTTTTTTGTTTGCATTTATGTATCTTCTGAACACAGCCGCCTCTTTACTTTTACCAGCCGCTTTTGCTCTTTGCTCCATGCTTACTGCCGCTTGAATTTTGTGTGCATGACTTCTGCCGGATTTACGTATTCTAGATACACTTGCCCTTGCAGTAGACACATCCTTGTAACCTAATTTTTTTATAGTGTCTTTAGGATTATCATCGGTGTATAAATCGCCTTTTTTCTTCTTTTCATTAATCTTGTTACCCACAGGTTCGTAAAAAGTTCTTACTTTGCCCATGTAATCTCTAGTGACTTTTTTAAGTCCTACTGCTTTTTCAGTACCTGGTATAGGTATTCCCCAAAGTTCTCTTAATTTCATTAACCGTCCGCCTTAGGTTTAAGTGCTTTTGAAAGTGCCTGTCTTTCTGTTACAGTTTCACCAGCAATAGATGATGTTTTTGTGTTATTAACAAAAGTACCTTTCAAGTTGCTTCTTGTATCTGTGTTAGATAGTGTCATACGCACATTGTCTTCCATCTTGACCCAACGTCCACCATCATATCTGAAAAGTCTATTAGGTAAAAAGTCTGTTCTTAGGAAATAATCACCTTTGTCTGAAGCACTTGGAAAACTAATTCCAAATCCAAACACCTCTCCATTAGGAGCCAAACCATCTCCCAACAAATATCCATCGTATCCTGACTTATCAGGTGTTTGATTTATTCTGTCTGTAAGTGTGTTATGTGTTGTTGTATCTAAAGTTGAAGTATCTGTTGTTACAAGTTCAGGTTTTCCTTTATCATCTACCTGTAAAGTGTATAAATTTTTTGTTTCATAACCTGATTTTTTTGTATCGTCTTCTGCTTGTTGTACTACTGCATTATTAATCTGCATTTCTTTTTCATATGTAGAAAGCACATCTCGTAAAGTTTTACCGTCGCCAGTACCAGCATCTTTCTGTAAAATTTCTTTGAATTCTTGACTGTCGTATATTTGCTTCAGTTTAATTCTATATAAATGTGGATACCAAGTTTGTGAAAATCCTTCTGCCGCCCTGTTAATATCTTCTACAACGTAAAATCTTTTCAGTGCAACACTGAAATCATTCAATGCGTATTCGTCTTTTAGGTGCGGAAGTTCAAAAACATCTCCCGGCATAACTTTTCTACCTAACGTTTTTACACTTGTTGTTATAGGCATTGTCATAAACAGTGTGTCATTTTGTAAAAATAAACCAAACTGGCTCATGTCAAAATCAACATCAGCCACATTGTATATTCCTCTCAAGGTGTATATCGATGAGTCATATTTCCTATCACGATTTTCTAGGAATAACATATCTTGGATGTTAGTTTCTTTCACAGAATCGTATCTAGGTTCCGTAGCAGTAGCATCTGCTTCGGCAGGATTCTTTGGTCCTAGGTATTTGTGTACAAAAACGTCTGTTCCACCCACAGTAAACATCTCTACTACGGTCTTGTCTAAAAACGTGTAATCCTGACCTTTTTCCGGCTTATATAGACTTAATCTTGGCATAGACATATATTTATCGGATGGTACTGAGTGATAAATATATGTAAGGAACGTATTAAATGGCAAATTTAACCACAGAAAAACAAGAGATATTCGACTACGTATTCAATTCGCTGGGTGGCGGAATGGTGGATGTAGAACTGGATCCTGCCCACTACGAGACCGCTATTAAAGACGCTTTAGATAGATTTAGACAAAGGTCCGACAATTCAGTAGAAGAAAGTTACGTATTTTTACCATTAGTGAAAGACCAGAATGATTACACTCTGGCTGATGAAATCATCGAAGTAAGACAAATTTTTAGAAGAAGTATTGGTTCTAGATCAGGTGGTGGAGACGGTGGTACATTATTTGAGCCGTTCAATTTAGCCTACACAAACACATACCTGTTAGCAAGTTCTAATATGGGTGGTGTTGCAACTTACAATATGTTTTCACAGTTCCAAGAATTGGTTGGAAGAATGTTTGGTTCTTTCATTGAATTTAAATGGAACACAACAACTAAAAAATTAACAATATTACAAAGACCAAGACAAGGTGAAGAAGTGTTAATGATGGTTTATATGTATAGACCAGATTCAGAATTGTTCAAAGATTATTTGGTAAAAAAATGGATCAAAGACTACACTTTGGCAAAATGTAAGTATATGCTTGGTGAAGCAAGAAGCAAATTTAACACAATAGCAGGTCCGCAAGGTGGTACATCGCTAAATGGTGACGCACTAAAACAAGAAGCCATTGCTGAAATGGAAAGACTAGACGCAGAAGTCAAAACTCAAACTGCTGGTGGACAAGGTTACAGTTTCCTAATCGGCTAATTCCTATTGACATTACCATAATTTTGTTGTATTATCGTTAGATATGCAACATGAAATGATTCCGTTATTCTCCGTGCCTTTGATAAAGATGAACATTGGAGAAATGGATCAAGTGTCACGTGCATGGATACGTGGCTTAGATTATCCATCTCAAAGGACAGGAACAGATCACTCAGATGACGATTTGCCTATGATGAATAGAGGCATGAAAATACTGGAAAAGCCACAAATGAAAGACCTAAGATACAAAATACAAAATGCCTTAAATTACTTTGTAGATGATGTTTTAGGTGTAGTGCAAAATTTTCAAATTACAACAAGTTGGGTCAATAAAACATCCAAGTCTGAATACATAGACAAACATTCACATCCTAATAGCATTATCAGTGGAGTATATTACGTGGACACAACAAGGAAATGTGCTCCTATAATTTTTAGTAAACCACATATGTATCCTAATATCACATTTCAAAACATACAACTTGCTTATAGCGGTGAAAACAAAAATCAATACAACACTGATTACTATGGAGTAAATCCTATACCAGGAGATTTGTTAATGTTCCCTTCCTGGTTGGAACATGAAGTATTGGAACAAGGTTCTGAACATGATAGGATCAGTCTAGCATTCAATTCATATCCTAAAGGAGATATAGGAGAAGGAACTAAACAACTTAAAATATTATGATTATAGGTATTTGTGGATTGATAGGATCTGGTAAAGACACAATAGCAGATCATCTTGTGAAAGATCATAAATTTGTTAAAATATCCTTTGCAGATAAACTGAAAGATACAGTGGCAACACTGTTTGAATGGGATAGGGATCTATTAGATGGTAAGACCGAACAAAGCAGATTGTGGCGTGAACAAGAGGACCACTTCTGGAGCAAAGAACTAAAAAAGAAAGTGACTCCAAGGTATGTGTTACAGGTGTTCGGTACAGAGTGTATGCGTGATGGATTCTATGATGGAATATGGGTCAGTATGCTTAAGAAGAAAGTTACAGAAAATCCTGATATCAATTGGGTTATCCCTGATGTTAGATTTGAAAATGAAGTCAAAGTTTTGAAAGAAATAGGTGGAGAAGTTTGGTGGGTAAAACGTGGACAACTGCCTATGTGGTTTAGGATGTATCAGGACATAGGACAAAAGCCAAAGGATGTTCATGCGTCAGAATGGCAATGGGCAAATGCTAAATTTGACAAAGTGTTTGAAAATGATTCAACTATAAATGCACTTAAAAGTCAGGTACAAGATCACCTTGTTTCCAACGGATTCCTTCAAGGTGCAGTGTTGTTTGGCAGTTAGCACACACAGTTTTTAAATTATTAAATTTACAATTATTGAGATTAGCGTCTATATGGAACACTCTGAAACGTTCTTTGTACTCACTTTTGTGCCCACATTTATCACATTGTTGCTTAGGTCTATATCCTGCAACATACCATTTGGGCATATAACCACTAGGGCCGCCATACCGTAAACACATTTCACACAGCCTTCTGTAGTAAGTCTTGTTAGCCTTTTTATAGTTTACTGCCGCAGGTCTTTCGTTACATTTATTGCATAAAGGTCTCATATACACGTATTTACCTGCCCTTTACCACCCCTTTTTCATACCTATTAATTTGGTGCATTTTGACATTATTACATAAATACAAACAATACAAAAAGTTTTTAATAAAACTAGGAGATTTAACAAATGGCAATAGTTTCACCAGGAGTACAAGTCAGCGTAATTGACGAAAGTTTTTACACACCAGCCGAACCAGGCACGGTGCCAATGATCTTTGTTGCGACAGCACAAGATAAAACATCAAGCACAGGAACAGGAATAGCATCAGGAACAACAGCGGCAAATGCCGGTAAAGTGTTCTTAATGACTTCTCAAAGAGAATTAGCAGAAACATTTGGAGATCCAGTATTCAAAACAGACGCAAGTAACAATCCAATCCATGGCGGTGAAACTAATGAGTTTGGATTACAAGCGGCTTATTCATTACTAGGTGTTAGCAACAGAGCATTCGTTGTTAGAGCAGATGTAGATCTAGGTCAACTAGAAGCAAGTGCAAATGCACCAGCGGCAAATCCAGCATCTGGAACTTATTGGTTTGACACAGCAAGTTCAAGATTTGGTATATTCCAATGGAACGGATCAGCGGCAACTGTAACAGGTGGTCAATCATTCACAAACAAAATTCCAACAGTAATCACATCAACTACACAATTATCAGCAGGACTAGGAAGTGCACCAAAAACTTCAGTTGGTTCAATTGGTGACTATGCGATTACGGCTACAGATACAAACAATGACGTATACTACAAACAATACGACGGAAGTTGGGTTGCAGTAGGTTCAGCGGCTTGGGTTGCATCAAGTCCAACAATAGCAGGTGGTACTCCAGGTACTATCACAGGTGGTCAAAACTTCGGAATTACAATTAATGGTGTGACTACTACTATCACAGCAAGTGGTACAACAGTTACAGATATAGCAAGTGATATCAGCGGTGCTGGTGTTTCAGGTTTATCTGCAAGAGCAAATGGTGGTAAATTAGACATTCATTACAACGGTTCAAACGATAACAAAGTACAAATAGCAGATGGTACAATGACTATTGCTACTGCTTTAGGAATCACAGCAGGCATTTACTATGTGCCAGCAGTAGAAGTAGCGGCACACACTTCAGTACCAGCGTTCAAATCAAGTGACGCTAATCCAAGACCAACAGGTTCATTATGGTTCAAAACAACTGATCCGAACCTAGGTGCTAAATGGAGTGTTAAAAAATTCAACGGCACAACTAAACTTTGGGAAGAAGTAAGTGCACCTATCTACGCATCAAACGAAAGTGCATTATACAATCTAGATAGATCAGGTGGCGGAAGAAATATTGCAGTTGGAGACCTTTATGTAAATTCAGGTAACGGAACAACTGAAATAGATTTCATTATACAAAGAAGAGAAAATGCAGGTAACACAACAATCACATCATCAGCGGTTGCAACAGGTCAAGGTGCTGGTAGTAAATCATTTACGATTGCAGAATCAATTGTAGGTCAAGAAGCATTAAACAGTGGAATCACTGTTACTGTTACAACAAACAATAATGCCGCAGATGCTGACGTTATTGCAGGTGGTATTAACGGTGCAGGATTTACAAACATTGTGGCAAGTGTTGATTCACAAAACAGAGTTGTAATAGAACACAATGATGGTGGTGAATTTAAAATTACTGATACAAACGGTTTAATTGAAGCAATTGGTTTAACAAACACTTCAACAAATTTAGGATTTGAGCCAGGAACAACTGCCGCAACAAATCCAAAACAATTCAGAGCAAGTAACTGGAAAGTGTTAAGTTATACTGCAAGTGCAAACGCAGTAACTTCATTAACTACAAACGGACAATTATGGTACAGTTCGGTTGTTGACGAAGTTGACATCATGGTACACAACGGTACGACATGGAACGGTTACACTAACGTTTATGCAAGTACAGATCCAGCAGGTCCACAAGTTTCTGCAACTGCTCCAACTACACAATCAGATGGAACAGCACTTGTTGAAAATGACCTATGGATAAGCACAGCAAATTTAGAAGAATATGCAGACATCTACAGATGGAATGCAAACAGTCTAAAATGGGAAGAAGTAGACAATTCAGATCAAACAACAGAAAACGGAATATTGTTTGCTGATGCAAGATTTGGAACTTCAGGTGGAACTTCAACAGTTGCTCCATCAGGCACTATTGCAGAATTATTATCAAGTGACTTCTTAGATCCAGATGCTCCAGATCCAGCATTATATCCAAAAGGAATGTTATTATGGAACTTAAGACGTTCAGGTTTCAACGTTAAGAAATTTGTAAGAAACAGCATTGACACAACAGCGACTAACCTAAGACAAGGTGGTGCAAGTATGTCTGCTTATTATCCACACAGATGGGTAACTGAATCTGCTAACCAGGCTAACGGTGCAGGTTCTTTCGGAAGAAAAGCACAAAGAAAAGTTGTTGTACAAGGCTTACAAGCATTAGTTAACAGCAACCAAGATATCAGAGACGATGAATCAAGAATATTCAACGTAATGGCAACTCCAGGTTATCCAGAGTTGATTGGTGAAATGGTTTCATTAAACAGCGACAGAGGATTATCAGCGTTCATAATTGGTGACTCACCAATGAGATTGACACCTGATGCAACTTCTTTAGCCAACTGGGCAACTAACGTTAACCAAGCAGTTGAAGACAACGACAACGGTTTAGTTACAACTAACTCATACTTAGGTGTGTTTTATCCATCAGGATTAACAAGTGACAACTTTGGAAACAACATTGTTGTACCAGCATCACACATGATGTTAAGAACTATTGCATTAAGCGATCAAGTTTCTTTCCCATGGTTTGCTCCAGCAGGAACAAGAAGAGGTGGTATTACAAATGCAAGTTCAACAGGTTACATCAACGCAGAAGGTGAATTTGTTTCAACAGCATTGAACGAAGGTCAAAGAGACACTTTATACACAAACAAAGTTAACCCAATTACGTTTATTACAGGTGCAGGTTTAGTCAACTACGGACAAAAAACTAGATTTGCTGGTACAAGTTCTTTAGATAGAATTAATGTATCAAGATTAGTAATTTACCTAAGAAGTCAATTGAACAAACTTGCAAGACCATTTGTGTTTGAGCCAAATGATAAAATCACAAGAGATGAAATCAAGGCACAAGCAGAAAGTTTATTATTAGAACTTGTAGGTAACAGAGCAATTTTTGACTTCCTAGTAGTGTGTGACGAATCAAACAACACACCTACAAGAATAGACAGAAACGAGTTGTACTTAGATATTGCTATTGAACCAGTCAAAGCAGTTGAGTTCATCTACATACCGTTAAGATTGAAAAATACTGGCGAAATAGCAGGATTATAATAAGATAAATATTATAGGAGAAACAAATGAGTATATCTACACTATCAAAACTTACAGTTCCATTGAATAGTAGCCAAAGTGCTTCTAATCAAGGTCTGTTAATGCCTAAATTACAATATCGTTTTAGAGTAAGTTTAGAAAACTTTGGTGTATCAACACCTACAACTGAACTAACAAAACAAGTAGTAGATATAACAAGACCTAATTTATCATTTGAAACAACAACTATCGACGTATACAACTCTAAAGTATATCTTGCTGGTAAACACACATGGGAAGCAGTAACATTAACTTTAAGAGAAGATGTATCCAACAACGTACAAAAATTAGTTGGTGAACAATTACAGAAACAATTCGATTTCTTTGAACAAAGTGCGGCGGCATCAGGTTCAGACTACAAATTTGTTACTAGAATAGAAATTACAGATGGTGCTAACGGTGCCAATGTTGTAAACGTTTTAGAAACATTTGAATTGTATGGTTGCTACATAGAGTCAGCAAACTACAATCAGTTAGCATACGGTACTAGCGATCCAGTTACTGTAACGCTATCATTGAGATATGACAACGCAATCCAAACTCCACAAGGTACAGGAGTAGGAACAGCAGTAGGTAGAACAACAAACACTCTAATTACAGGCGGCGGTGCATAATTTTCATTCGCATTTATAAATTTAAAAGGGGGGCTACGGCCCCTTTTTTATTCTGTGACCCACCATTTTTACATAACATAAATACTGTATATGGCAAATTTATTAAAAGGTTTTTTAGACAACGTTCTTAAAGGTGCATTAAATCCAAAAGGTAATCTGGCTGATTTCGCCCATGCATCTAGACTTTATGTGGATGACAGTTTTAGACTGGCACCAAAGCAAAAATTTTTATATCATGTTGTTTTTAACT